CGCTAAAGCTGCGACATTAAACGGTGTGCCGACTTCATACTCTGTCAAAGTGTCTTTTAGTACCTCTGCAGCAACAAGGTTTCTAACACCCCTAAACTCAATAACTGTCCCGTTTTTCATATCTGTTTACCTCCGTTTTCTCTTTTAAAATTTTTTATAAGTGACCACGAACATCTGACCAATATGGGTTTTTTCATCCGATAGTGCATCCAGCGGGGCTGTGGTCAAGAACCCCTCTGCTTCAAGCTCTTGTCTTTTGTTTTCTACAATTTCATCTGTTGTGGATGGGTCGTTAGAGTAAAAACAAACTGTAAATCGAACATCTGAATAAGCAATTTTATTGTCATATCTGACCTCATCATTGGCATTTGTCCAGTAGGTAAAGAACTTCGGCGGATATTCCTGGGTTTCAAGCAGACTCCCCTGTAAATAACATGGGAACCCGTTACTTTCCAATGTTGTTATGAGTTTGTTTTTAAGCTCATACATCGTCATATCATCCACCTCCGTTCAGAATCTTGTTAAGCTCTTCTTGAAAAATCATCTTTTGTGTTTCAGAAATTTGCTCATTTATTTTCTTTCCGTAAACTGCTTCCCATAAGGCTCGATTTGGCTTCATGCGTGGGGTTCCGTGCATGAGGAAGACAGAGGGGAGACCGCCTGCCTTAAAGTTAAATCCGACTGGTTTGTACGCCATTGTGCTGGTTTCCCAGACAGTTAAGTATTTCTCCTCCAGACTGGCTGCTGTTCTCCCAGTTCTGTCCCAGTTTACAGGCTTACCGTTTACGGTCGCTTTTGCCATAGCCTCTTTTATGGCACTATAAACTATGTCCGCACTAGCATCCAAGGCTTTTTCAACTGTTTTTTTCAATGCGTCATCTTTTTCTATTTTGGAAAAAGTGGCAATTACTTCGTCAAGTCCGCTAAAGTCAAGTCCGATGCGTCCGGCCCTTCTAATACTTGCCATCAAGTATCACCTGCCACTCTGCGAACTTTAAACCTAAGCGTTTTGTGTTGCATTCCTATGTCCTCTGGAGTTCCTAAAATTTCGTAAACCTGATTATTAGTTAAGATTTTTATGCGGCATCCAGACGTGATGCTGGGGTCGTAGTAGCACTCAACAACTGCTGTGTCTTCAACAACTGTAAGGCCTTTCTCTGTGCGTTCTGTTCCGCCAAACGACTTAAAACTGCAAAACATCAGTGGACCTTCTTCGTAAGCTTTTGTTGGAACTCCGTTTACACGACTGTCAGCAACAGGATATAGAGGGCGGAAAGGTGTAATATACATGGTTTCAGGTTTATATGCCATGGTTTACACACCTCCCTGAGATGCATTAAAAGCCGATACCAGTGCAAGTTGTGTTATAGCAGACTGGAGAAGAGGAGGCATGTCCCCGCCGTTCTGAACTGCATTGATATACATACAGATTAACGTTACGGTATACTCTTGATAGATTTCATTGTCCGCAACTCCTGCATGTCTCATGTAGGCTATTAGAGAGTCCACATGTGCCTGCAGTATTGGCAGCTGATATTCACTTGTCAGCCCAGTTGGGATTTTTGCTTTTTCTATGAGCTCTTCATAAGCCAACATCGTTTCTCCTCCTCTCTGCCTCTTTTTAGAAGAGGGGCAGAGTGGCTACTGCCCCTTATTGTTGATTAGCCCTGAGGCAAGATTTTGCGTACGACCACGAGAGAATTGTTGTCTACCACCTTGCCGTCGCCAAGCAGCACCGCTTTCATTTCTTTATCCTCGGTGTCCCAATTGGTACGTTTTTCCACTGTGATGTCATACGCTGTATTGAACACATAGTCGTTGAAGTTGAAAATGAAAGCGTAAGGTTGCCCTGGTTGTGCCTGCTGAATGCTTGGTAGATAGCTGTCTGCAAAAACAACTTCTCTGCCGAGCAGATATGGTACAGGCTTACCGTCTAATCCAACACTGGTGCGGGCTATAGGCTGTTTGTTGGAGTCTACCATGCCCTGTATAGCCATAAAGGTCTTTTTAGTCATGCACCACTTAGCAGTAGCATCATAGCCACTGGGAACGTCTGCCTCAACATTGCAGAGGTCCTTATAGGTGAGTTCATCAAGCCCGTGTTCATAATAGCGCTCAGTATTCAAGATGCCATGAGGTTCGCCATCGCCAGTGCCGTATATAATACTTTGCTCGATAGCTCTCACCATAGCCTTGCTCACAGTGTCGACAAAGTGAGCTTCAAAAGCTGGAATAGCCTGTACACTAACCTCAAAGGAGGTTGCAAGCTCGCAGCGTAACTTTTTGTTGATGAAGGATACCTTACCATATGTGCCTCTTTGCTTATCGCTGCTTTCGCCCTCTCTCACCCATGTAGCTGCGGCCATGAAGTTTGCCTTCGGTATCTCTACTCCAGACCTATAACTGGTATGGTTTACCAGTTTGTAAATTGTTCCGACAGTCTCAATCTTTTCTACAATCCTGTTAACAAGTATGGTCGGGACAACTGCTCCGTCCTGTGCTGCTCTGTTCTCCAGCTGCGGAACGACATTGCTCTTTCCAGTTACATAGGCCATAAAAGCACTTCTGTACTCTACGGTACTGGTCGGGTCATTATCCACTTCAGGATTGCCGCTTCTTTGTTGTGCACCATATGTAGCGATGGGGTTAAACCCTCCAGTAGGGGTATCGAGCTTAGCAAGCTGCGCTCTTGCTTCGGCTATTTCATTGGCAATAACTTCTGCATCTGCTGTAAGTTTTCTTACTTCGTCAGCAGTCTGTGCTGTATCAATGGCTGTCCTAATTTCAGCCAGCTTAGCTTCCTTTGAGGATATAAGTTTGTTTAAAAAATCTTTCATAGCAATAATCTCCTTTCTAATCAAAGAAATTTTAGTTTAAAAAGTGCTTTTGCTTTCTCAAGCTCAAGCTCGGCTTTTGCCCTTTCCTCGGTCTCCACCGACTGACTTCTGGCGTTCTCCAACTCCAGTCTTGCGCTCTCCAGCGCAAGTTCGTCACTACGGGCAACTTCGATGCTTGTGTCTGAGTAAGCTGGGAAGTTAACGACCGATACCTCATGGATTTTTGCTATTTTTGTGATTCTGCGTAGTGGCATATCAGTGTCTAAATCTTCCCAAACTGCCTCGCCGATTTTGAATGCGAAGCTCATGCCGTCCATGTCTCCACGTTCTATGGCAGAGTAAAGGGCGGATGCTTCGCTATTTCTTTCAACATCGAGGTCAGCATCTATAACCAGACCATGCTGGGTGTTGATTGACAACCTCATGGTCGAGTTAACGTTGTTTCTACGACTGCGTGCTAAAGGTATCTTTTTTTCGTCGTGATTGATAGATAGAAGAACATCTGTAAGGTCACAACCATCAAGGGCTCCTGGTTCAATCCGTTCCCTGAACATCCCACCAATTATGGTTTCGCTTCCGTAGACTACGGGGACGCCCTGTATGGTATATTTTTTTTGTTCGCCCGCATCAACATCATCTGATGTTGCGGCTCTTATTTCTGCTTTATAACAACGTTGGGCACGATTTATGTCGATTTTTTTGGTATCAAGCTTGTTCGTCATCTTTGTTTCCCTCCTCCGTTTTTACGAGTTTTGTATCTGAACTGCGGGTGTCATCCACAGCGTTAACCCAGTTGAGTGATACCATCCGAACTCCTTCTAACTCTTTTAGCGGCTGTAATCCCATCAGAACTCGTATCTCGTTCGCCATAAGAATACCTGCAGGCATTAGGATGTTGACCATCTCTGTTTTTTGGTGTGGACTCATCAGAGCTCCGTCTGTAAGAGTAAAAGTAATCGACTGCCCAGAATAAAAGGCTTCTTCTGTCAAAAGAGTTTTTGTGAAAGCATCTCCGAACGTTATCATCAAGGGCTCTATTGTCCTATCGTAGAAGCTCTGTTTTTGTTCTGTTGTTGCTGTGCCATTTAGCATCTCGACTGAAACGCCGATGTTGCGAAGGACCTTGTAGTCGCTGAATTTGAGGGTTTCGGCGTCGACCATGGCAACCTGTCTGGTTACGGGGATATACTCTGTTGTACCACTCAGACCCAGAATCCCCGATTTTCCGCTTTGCAAGTTCTGTTCAAACTTTTTCACGTTTTCATCTAAGAGTTTTTGGTCTGCGATTGTGCCGTATTTCACAATTCCGTTGACGCTTGTCCTGCTATTTTTCAAAACACTTTCAAGGAGCTGTTCATCTAACTGGACTGGCTTATAAATGTCCATAGGTGTACCCTCAAGACCAGATATATATCTACGTTTGATGTGGATGATGCTGTCATACTTAGTAAGCAAGTCCGAACCGTCTGCAAATCTCATATATATGTAAACGTCTGGGCTATTTGCGTACTGCCTGTACTCTGTCATTATCGGATATATGGGATACAATGCTGTAAGCTTAAGTCCGTCCCAGACTGGGTACACGAAAACGTTGGAGTTTTTGTAGTAATCAAAGACCATACGCTCTATAAAATCGCTCGTTGTCATGAGTGGATTGGGTCTCTTTAAAACCCTGTTTATCGAAGAGGCCATCACTTTTATGTCCGACTGTGTTGACTGTATATGTACGGGCTTCGCTTTTTTCATCTCGCCCGCTATGAGTTCTACGGCCTGCGTTACGATGTTTGCCTCGTAAATATTGTATCTGTATGCATTGCTGTAAATAGGGAGTTGTCCGCCAGTTAGCTCTGTTGCGTAGCTATATCCGTTATTTTGTTGTCCTGTTTGTTGTGTCTCTTTTTTGAATAAGCTTTTGAGAAAACCCACTGGCAGTGCACCTCCTTCAAAAAATGTTTTAATGTTTGAATGTTTACAATATCTATATAAAAGCTGTTAA